TTAACTGGCTTGATTTTCAAATAACTTTTGTTGTAATAAATAGCCCTCTAAAATCCAAATTTTATCAACTGCATTGTCGTATGCGATTTTCTCACCGATTTCTTTGACATAATTTGAAGCGTCAACACAAGCACTTTCTCCCGTCACTGTGTAACCATTTTTTAGTGTTAACACGCAAGTGGTTAGCTTATCTGTTAAACGATGATATTCGGCTTTAACAATGACAGATTTGATATCTTCTAGCGTTAATTTATTTTTCATATTTGCTCCTTATTTTTATTAAAGTTAATGTGTGCTTATTAGATGTTTGATTTCGTCTTCTTTTCCTATTCACCTCCCTTCACAACAATATCTTTAAATGCAATCGCATTATTTCTTATTGTGCTGATTACGTTGATTTTGAACCTGATTTCTGTGACACCTTCCGGTAATTCACCTTCAACTTGCTTGACTCGCCATTCTGGCGTGTCAAATTCGCCAAGCTGTTCTGACACAAACGCTGACACAAACTCATCACCGCTATAAAGCATTACCCAAACTGAGCAAAGCCCATTTCGCTTATCATATGTGCCGACTTTATATGAGAGCGCAAAACGCTTGTACACGCTTGAATCAACAGCAAACGATTTATAAATCACAGAATGCTGATCTGCATTTGATGAAAGCATGATGTATTTACCGCCCGGCATATCACTATCATCATAGTGATAAATAAGTGATTCACCTTGCGTGAACCCCTCTGCGTAGTTCCAGCCATATAATAGTTGCATAGCGCCCGCCACACTAAAAGTGTAGTTAAACAAGCTTTTTAAGCCGTTTTTTATCGAGCAAAGTGTCATTTTATTAAACTCTTCGCCCACCACTTTTTGCGGGTCCGGATAACTAAACTGGCTATCTGTTGTCGAAATAGTGCGCACAACAGTGCTGTCATTGAGCAATGCAATTTCATAACTGACGCCCTCACCCAAAATCGTGCTGTCTTCTGTGTGTGAGATGAGATTATCGGCTTGCACGTCGCGGTCACGATGCGCCCAGCTGATCACAAATGCTGAGCTATCTGCAATATTATTAATAAATGCACCATCTACTTTTACGTTGCCCGGTGGATAAGGTCGCGCTTGACGTTGCTGTGTTGTGATTGTAAGCACCTCGGCGTCATCTTCTGCGAGTGTTTCTTGTGTTGTTTTTGTTAAAAGTTTAACGTTTAACTGTTCATTGACCGTGTATTTTGTGTTGTCTTCACCGCTTGCGAGTAAATAACACCATGCGCGTGCGCCTGCACTGTGTGCTTGCGGGACCGTATCCGCACAACCTCGCCCTACACTAAGTGTCCGTGTTTTTAAATCCACTGATTCAATTTTCACAATTTCATCATCAATCATCAGCGCAACCGCGTTTTTCAACGCATAGCTGTGCGTGCTTTCATTAAATTTGATTTGTGTTTGATACTTTGTAATGTCTTCTGTAAGCACAACAGACGGCGTAAAATCGCCGTCGCCGACATCATCAAAGCCGCCACCGGCATCAGTTAAGACGTCAAAGCCAACAGACAACGGCGTCGGTGACTGTGCCAGTGCAGCAATAAAACAATCCGTCGGTTTAATAAACGCCAGTTCTGCTTCATCAAAAATCAGTGGAAAGACGTGATATGGCACCTCAAATACACGACTATTGACTATCGGTTTTGCTTTGTAATCGGGTGGTGTGTAAAGCGAGTCGGCTTTTTGTGTTGAATAGTTTGCTGCGGGCAAACCGAATACGTCTTGCATGCAAGTGACAATAAACTCACCCTCGTTGCCGTTTTCAATGTGACTCACGCGAAAGACTGCGCTTTCAATGCCACGGTCGGGAAGACTCACTTTAAATACATCACCGTGCGTGAGTTCGCTTGCGCGCATATCAAACACGATTTTTAGTCGCGTCAAACTGCTTGCCACAATCTCTAAATCACGTTGTGCTACACGTGCAGCTAAATCAAACGTGGGAATACCTTTGTATTCGACAGTCTTTGTAATGACCCCGTGCATGCGCACTGACGCGATATTATTTGCAATGGCTTTATCTTCTCGGTTTGTCACCGGGTCGAGGTATTTCACCACCACTTGATTAGCGGCGTTATCTGTTGCGGCGTTATCGTCGTCTTGCACGCGTAAAATGCCGTTATCGTAGTTAAACGTGTGCAACTCATCGACTTTATAGTCGTTACGAATGAGTTTAACAGCGTATTTCCCGGTTTTAACATCTTCGTATTGCACTGCGCCGATGTGATCGATAATCTGCTGTACAAATTCTTTAACTGAACCTTGGCGATTGTAACGAATACACAGCCCAAAGCCTTCATCAAAGAGTGTATCTGCCGCTTTTTTATAACTGTCGATATCAAGCTCTGATAAGTCTTTTTTTCCGCCCCAGCTCTTGTTTGTTGCACATTCCACTAAGATATGTGCTGGGTTCATCGCGTGAATTTGACGCACGTTTTCTTCTTGCTCTGGCGTTAAGCCTGAAATTTTCAAATTATCGTTACGCAGTAAAATCCGGGCTTTTTCTGGGTACCAAGGCGCAGTCGCGCCCCATTTGTGCGTACGCCGCACACGGTAACTGTGTTTTTTCGGATACGCGTTATAACAACTGATAAGTCCGCTAAATACCGTTGTGACGATGCCACGAAAGCCTGGAATGACATCCTCTGGACTGAGATTGCCTGCGCTAATATCACCGTTTGAGAAAAACGTACCTTGTTCGATTTGCTGTTGCTTTGCGCGCTTTTTGCGTGAAGAGCCACTTAACGCGGAATTAAGCGGGGGATTGTGAACACTTTTCAGTAAATTAATCAGCATCTGCGTCGGCTTTTGGTCCGGGTCACCCATTAAGATTTCCATGCGTCCTTGAATACCGCCTTCACCGCCGGTGGCTTCACCACCAAAAAGGTTAGGCTTATCAATGTAAATGGCTTTCGATTGAGTAAGCTCTCCCGGCGTGCCGACATACGCGGTTTTATCATCTACACGGATTTCCACAATTTCATCTACTGGACCGCGTCCAATGCCGGATTGAATATCCCAATAGTATCTGTAACCCACGGTAACTGGACTACTTTTACGACGTCGTCTACCCATTATTTATGTCGTCNNCGCGTTCTTCTGCCTCTGTCACGCATTTGCGAGCAAACACACTGCCGGTATCAAGTAATACTTGCGCATCAATGCCGTTTTGTAAAAACTCATTAAAATCTAGCCCTTCACGCTTGAAAAACATTTCCACACCCGAGGCGCAAAAGCTGACACGGCGCATGTCTTGCATTGTAATGATTAACTTTTCCATCACTTATCCTTTCTTAATTGGGCTTGAGCGGTAGTTACCGTAAGCCAACACTTGCCAATCTTCGGTCCAACAATCGCCAAAAAACACACATTGCGGAATACCTTCGTCAACCTGCGGGAAGTTCCATTCCTCACTAGATACTGCTTCGATGCTTTGCCCCGTGCGCGGACGTGGAGCGAGTGCAGTGTTGACCAAATAACTGATTGCCATGACGGCTACCGCACGAACAATCGCCCAACCAATAGCTGCAAACATACAAACCTCCTCTTATTTAAAATACTCTTGAGCCGTCGTATGGTGACTTGTTCGGCATGTGCGGGACCCCACCAAAATTCAGCATATTGTTAAACTTTTTCAAACAAGTAACCGGACGTCCGTCACAGCCCGGATATGCTTTAATCACCGTGCCGACAGAGAGTTTCTGCGTACCGCCGAGCAGGGTGAGCTGGTTGTTTTTATGCGTTTTAACCGCACGCACTTCACGCACCCCGTCACTGTCAACCCATTCAATAAAGCCGGCATTAAACCAGCCTTCCGGTAAATCATCGGGCACATTGACTACAATCATCACACCGTCCATCGCGCTAATCGTAAGCCCTGCCACCGCAAAGTTTTTCGGATTTAACTGGCAGTCTTGATCATATAACGTATACGGGCAGTTGCGCCCCCACGTGAGTCGCAATCCTGCACTGTCCATCGTAGCGGATAGCCCAGCAGAAATAAGTTGCGTTTTATGCACATCCGGGCGTTTTGCTTCAATGATTGTGCCAACCCAAACCACACGCATTTCTTGTTGCTCGTAATGCAGCCGCATAACCATGACTTTGACCGTTTGGCTAGGCGGCATACCGCGATAAAGGAGTGCCACGGGGTTATTACTTGGTAGTGTGATATTGATATTCTCACCCGTGCGACGCCCAGTGTCCGAGATGGCAATCGCAGTCCATTTTTCGTTATTAACCACAATGTCTTTATCCGCATCGCAAAACCGCCAGATTTTCTCGTTATCACCGCGGATGAACTGATACAGCGTCACTGGCTGTCCGTCTGCGATAGAGTGCTCTTTGTCTAAAAAACGCATCTTTAAACCCCTTTTAAACCTTAATCTAATTCATCACGCAACCCGCGAAAGCTTACCGTTACTGTTGCCACACCGTCTGCATCGGTGTGATGTGTCCAGGTCACTTGGTCGCTTTCAAGTCGGGAGAGCGTAAGAAATGAGATTTTGGCGATATCTTCTTGCTTAATTCTTAACTCTTCACCGTCAAATGAGAGTCGCTCTGTTGTTTCATCTACAACTGATGACGTAACAATACGACGATAGTGCACACTGCCGTCCATGCACTCAATACGAATATCTTGACGACCAACTTGATTTTTCAAAATCGCGGTGTAGTGCATGAAATAAATATCAAACGTCTTCGTAGAAATGTCTGATTTCAGTGTGATATCCGTTGCCGAGGTTGCCACCCAAATTGCGCGCTGTCTGCCACGTAGATAGTAGAACAGCTGACGTAATTTGCGCTGTTCTTCGCGATTCGCTAACACAAAACGATGACTTGTGATTTGAAAGGCTTTGCGCGCGGTATCAAGATAAAATGGCAAGCCAGTTTCATTATCGAGTGTTTGAATTAAACGTAAGTATTGTGCAGTGATATCTTCAGACCACTCACTTGTTGGCTCAAGTACGGGATGATCGCGATATGTCGGCAAATGCGTGATATCTGCAGAATGCGCATTGTGTTCATGAATCTGTAGTCGCACTTGCGCGCTTGACACACCATCACTTAATCGTGTAACGGTTGGCATATCCGTCAGCACAGCTGGGCGAATCGGATAGACTTTCGTATTAACCACATCAAAATTGTTGACTGCCGGGCGTTTTAAAATCAGTTTTTTGGCTTCAATCTTTTGTTTGTCCGTTCATCAATAAAACTTGCCCTTTGACGCTAAAATCATAGCCGGCGTTTTGAATTTGATTTCACTGTCGCCTGGCGCAACGTGTTGTAACAGCGTTGCACAATCAGTAAAAATCGGCATAGACCACACGCGCGCGCCATACGCATAAAGCATGTTTTCAAACACTTGACGGTGAACCCCCTCTGCCGTGACTTTAAACTCAAATGTACGGCGAGGCGATAAGCGTTTTGCAATACGCTGTTCAGCGCCAGTAATTGACTGATGGACCGTGGTTAGAAAGTGCAAGTTTTCGATGACATTTTCACTCCAATCTGGGAAAAACGCCCATTCCGTGGAGCGAGAGCCTGTGATGTTCAATGTGACGGGTGAGTGATTAACAAAGTGCCACGAAGCACGCGCATCAATTACTGCAGGACCATTCATTGAGACTTTAACAGTCCATTTTTTTAGTGCGAGCGAGTGAAATTTAAGCGGTGCTTTAGCCCCATTAAATTCAATTCCTTCTGCATCACGTGTCTGAAGCGATGTTAAGTTCACCGCGTGACGATTGGCATTCCAGACTTGCACATCAAAGATTTGTTCAATTGAGATAGAGCCAAGATTGACGATGTGCGGGATGACATACACCCGACTATAAAGTGTCTTGTAATAGTTCGGTACGATATATGCGCCTTTGCTTGATAATGCGCGGCGTTGCACTGCGATATGTTGTCAGTCCGACAAGAAAACTGCCGTAGCCTATACCTTGGTGTGTGACTTTATAACCGTTGATATTCGCCATATTCTACTCACTCAATAATGCGATATGCGACGCCTTGAATACCTGAATTATCTAATCATCCAACGCTCACCGAGAATTGTTAAAACTTGACGTGGCGCGATACCATTCATCGTGCACTCACCGATACCGAAATGGCGGAAGCGTTCTGCTTCAATTTGTACGACGACATGCAGATATTGATTTGTGCCAAAGAAATCGTAAGAGACAAAGTTGCCATTTTCTAAATGCGTTGTTGCTGTTTTAATCTCACGATAAGCCGATTGCGCGTTAGACGAGCTGCCTGGTTGATTAAATGCATCGCGGCTATTATCAAATCCCGTGCATGCAATGGTAAAAAGAAAGTTATTTTTAAACTCTAACGCCCAGTAACCATCTGTGTTACTGAGATATAATTGTGTAGTATTATGTTTATTAATCGTCCAGCTTTGCGCTTGAGCAAAGTCTGAATCGGGTGTCAGATTTTCATATGTTGAGCCGTGAAAATCGCGCCCCGCTTGGTCTGGTGTCATTAACCAGCAGTTGTTATATCTCGGATCAACAATAGATGAGACAAAGTGAGCCTGCAACGCAAAGCGGGTACGGATATTCTGTCGGTGGTACTGTTGGCAAAATAAAGCCCAAATACGCACTAGAACACACTTGTGAAATGCGGGTCACAATCTTACAACAACGCCCTGATGCGACGATGTGATATTCAATTGCACGGTCGTCTGCAAAAAGCACCACGCCAGGGGAGGGATTGACTAAGCCATTTTCAATTTCTGTCGCAGTGACAAATTGACTATTAAAAAATGTACCGCCCCAGAAATTGATATTAAACGTATCTTGTGCAATCAGATTTTCAGTTGATGCACATAGATAAATATCTTGCTCAACGCCCGTGCCAGTTGATTTCCACGCAATTTGACGGATTGCTTTACGTGTCGGTGTTGCATCTAATGTTCTGTCTAATAACACAGTCCAAGCTTGACCATCACGCACCAGCTCTTGATTTGTCGTTAAAAATGTATTGATTTTATCGAGTAAATCGCGCTCGTTTTGCGCTGTGCCTGTTTCGTATGCCATGTTTACCTCTTATTTCAATTCTTCTTTAAGTGTTTGTTTATTGGCGCGAATCACCGTCAATACCGCTTGCTCGCCTGCATGCGTATTAATGCCCGCGGTAAAGAGCTCTGCGCTGTCAACGGCAAGTGTTTGTTGAATATGCACCGGTGAAGCCACCGCGTGCGCACCCGCGTTATTTTGCATCGCTTGTGTTAAGCCAGGCTCTTTACTTGTAGATACTTTAGGCATAGATACCAGTCCGCCCGTGCTGTATTTACGCAGTTGTCCGCGGTTAATTGCGTGTAAAAAATCCACCCCGTAGCGTGACACAGAAGCCGCACGAATCACGTATTCACCGTTTGACAGTCGAGCAGGGATAGAATCCGATGTGCCGGTGCCCGGTCCTGTGATATAGCCCCCGGTTGCGGCAGTCACCACACCACCCACCGCACCAAATAAGCCACCGATGGCGCTTGTGGCTTGCATCGCAAGTTGTTGCGCGGCGATTTGCGCCATGGAGTTTACAATCGTTAAAGCCAAGTTTTTAATCGCATCACGCAACGTCATGGTGCCTTGCGCAAGCCCCATGAGTGAACTTTGAATACCTTGTGTTAGCCCGTCTTTGAACGCTTTTTCCAAATCATTACCCGCGGTTTTTAGCTCAGTGATTTTAAGCTTCATTTGCTCAAGCATGTTGCGTGCTTGTTCACCCTGTGCGCCTGGCATTTGTGAGAGTTTTTCTAATAGCGGCAGTTGCTTTTCAATTTCAGCCACAGTCTGCGCATAGACTTCTTTAAGCTGTCGTTGCCCCTCAAGATGTGAGATAAGTCCTGTGTTTACTTGGGATTGAATGCGCTGTTCTTGTGCGCTTTGATTTTGAAACAGCCGATTGATTTCAGACTGTACACCGTCAATTTGTACTTTTGCTTGCTCAAGCGGCAGCACTTTTTTAATTAAATTAATTCCTTCTACATTGCCCGCTTTTTGAAATTCCGCGAGCAACTTGTTATACCGCCCCTCGATGTCAGTTAAGTTTGCTTTGACTTCTTGCCCGGTTAAACGCAAGTATTGAATATTGAGTTCAAGGTTTTTTGCATCAGCGTCATACTTTGTCTTTTTGTTTTTTGACTTACGGTATTTTTCACCTTCTGCAATCGCTTTTGCGTCTTTAAGAGCTTGTGCAATCTGTTCTGGCGTCGCTCCCTCTCTGTGATTGATATCATCAACTAAACGCTCTTCTGTTGTCATTTTTGATTGACGCGCACGTTTACTTAAATCAGCAAAAAACTTTTCGTTATCTTTTGCGGTTTTTGCATTATCAATCTCATCAATCAGTTTTAAGTTTTCCGCAAGTTTCTTATTGAATGTATCAAGCACTTGTCCACTTAAACCCGCATCGCGCGCCATTGCCATGAATTTTTCACCAAGCGATAAGAGTTGCTCTTTTGCCGTTTGCGTGACATTCACCAGCTCCTTACCGAGTTTGACATTGATTTCGTCAAGCTCTGAACTTGCTGATTTCATTTGTTCTTCAGCATCTTTGATCACCGGCGTTAATAACTCGACAGCCTCTTTTGCATTTGCGTTACCGATTTCTCTTAGCTTTTCAGCCAATGCACCGCCTTGCTGTACAGCTGCTTCAAATGCCGCTGCAAGTTGTGATTCNGTTCAAGCTCTTTAATTTTCTTGTTGTATTCTTCAAGCTTAGATGTGTCTGCAAGTCCAAACCCATTAGTTTGATTAATTTCTTGCAATTGCGCGCGTTTTGCGTTGAGTAATTCAAGCTCTTTTTGTGCATCATCCAGTGCTTTTTTATTGCTCTCTAGCTGTGCCATTCGGTCTGAAAAACCACCGATTTCACCGAGTCTTTGACGCGCTTCAATCAGCTCTTCAGTTTTATCAATATGCGACTGAATCGACGAAAGTGTTTGATTGTATTGCGCCTCTAATTCCTCTTCTTTTGCTTTGAGATATTGATAAACCGCAATCAAGCCCAATGTTGCCAGCACGGCTGCACCAAAACCACCGCCAACAAATGCTAGCGCACCTGAGCCAATACGCGATGCCAATCCTGCGGATGCTTCGGCTTTTGCGAGTGCACCTTTAGCTAACGCAAGCTTTTTACTTGCGGCTTCTTCTGTTTGCATTGCCAGTGTTAAACGTTTTGATGAGGCGTAACCGGCATCTTTTGCTCGCGCCAGCTCAAGCTCTTTGACTGCTGCAATATGTGCAGACCTTGCCGCCATGACATCAATTTGTGCTTTCGCTCTGGTTGCCAGCGTGCTTTTTGTTGCTGCACCTTGCTCTTGAATATACGCAATCGTCTTCTTGGTTAATGCGGCAAGAAGTCGCACACCAAGGGCTGTACTTACTACAATAGCGATTGTGCTGAGCTCATCTAGGCTTGATGCTAGCGCAGATATTGACGAAGCAATCAGTGATGAAGCCGATGACGCATTATCCGCCTGACCGATAAATTGTAACCACGCATTCGAAAGCTCATTGACCGCACGGCTAATGGTTTTAGGCATCTGATCGTATTGCGCTTGAATTTGCTCTTGCGCTTCTTTTGTCGCCGCTAAAATGAGTTGTGGCGTGAGCTTACCGTCTTCTGCCATTTTTCTAAGCTCACCGCGTGTTTTACCCAGTGATTTTTGTAAGATTTCAAGAATGACCGGGGCTTGCTCTGCAACCGAATTAAACTCTTCACCGCGCAATGTCCCTGATGCCAACCCTTGTGATAACTGGATTAAGGCGGCTTTGGCTTCTTGTGCGCCCGCACCCGAGACGACGAGTGCTTGTTGAATAGTTTTAGTGAATTGAAGAATTTCTGCATTGTTCGCATTACTGCCCATACTGCGATAAACGCGTGTATACAGTTCCGCTGTCGCTTCAAACAGTTGACCGGTATCATTTGCTATTTGCATCAGCTCACGAAACGTGCCCTGTGCCTCTTTGTTTGAACGTGAAACCAGGCGGATGCGCGCTTCATAGTTATTGTACGCATCTGCTGTGTTAAAAAGTGATTGAATACCGCTTGCGCCGATATTAATACCGATGAGCCCGGTAGAAAAATGTTGTAAACGTGCAAGCTGTCGACTGATAGATTCAATGCCTGCGCGGGTTTTGCCTAGTTTATTAGTGACGCTATCGGCTTGTTTGCCAAGATTATCAAGCCCTTTTGCGCCAATTCCGCTTTTAGCACCCAGCGCGCCCGCTGATTTACCTGTGCGTTGCAATTCCGTTTCAAGTGCTTTAAAATTGTTCAACGCATTGTTTAAATCTGCTTTAATTTTTAATGCAAGTGTTAAATTAGACATAGGAGCTCTTATATGAATAAAAAATATGATGCTTATATTGAGCTAATAGTGACTGTTATTATGACACTGCCGTTATCTATCAGCTTTTTGCTTGCGCTATTCAGTGTCTTGACTGCGTTTCAAGCCCTTCTTTTAAGCTTGTTTCTCATCGCTGTGATGGGCATTATCGCGTTTATCATTAGAGAGCCTTTAGTTGCTTTGCTCGCCATTTTATTTGCCGCAATATAGTCCATCGTCCACTTTAAAAATTGACCGCTCTCAAGCGGTCAATTGATTTATATAGTCCTGAATTTCTTTCCCACCGTTTACGCCATAGCAGGTATCGATTGTTCTGCCCGCACGTGCTCTGCGTTCACGCTGTAGCGACTTTTCATAGAAAAGCGCAATTTGACGCGCGGTATAGTGCTTGATATCAGAAAAACGATGACCGTTCGCGATTAAGTGTTCGATAAGTTCGCCGAAGTCAACGTCTCGACTTGTGCTACCGCCATTTTTTCTAGCACTGGCTGTAGTGCTTTCCGGGTAAAAAAATCGCTATTAATTGTCCACCAAAGCATTAATAAAGACTCGGCATCTTCGCCTTTTAAATTTTGAATAAATTCAACGCTCTGATTCGTTGATAATGCGACCAGCTCAAGTACAGCTTGATAATGTGCACTGATACAATCCATAAGCTTGTCAAGACTAAAGCTCTCTTTATCGCCTATTGCGTCACGCAATGCTTGAATAAATGGCATTAATTGTGCGTGATGTTGTAGCTGCTGCAGTAGCGTGTATTCTTTAACTTCAACTTCCACGCCAGCGATATTAATTTTGGCGTTAGGAAACAGAATATTAAGTTCGTCTTTTGCTGTTTTTGTCATTTTTAAAACCCATTTAAATGTGATTTAAAACAGCTCTCGGCACGTTGCCGAGAGTGTTAATTACTTGGTGATTTTGACAATACGACCAAAGCGACCGAGCGCTTTATCGCCAGTCTTGGTTGTATCAGCTAAAATCTTCGCTTTAGCGTTTAATGCATCAAGTTCATTTCCGCTATTAATAAGTGAGAGGGCATCAGTCGGGTTAAAATTCACTTTATACAGCTCAACTAACGTCCACTCATTGTCTTCTGCTAAGTTCACACCTTCGAAGCGTAAGAACAAGTCTTTCGGGTTTTCAGTGAGCAACGCGACGTTTAACACTTCACCGTAGCTATACGATACTGTGTCACTGTTGCTACTAATTTCTTTTAAAAATTCGACCGCGCCAAAGGTTGCATCGACAATGAAATCAGTGTTTTCTTCAAGACTACCAATTGTCACCGAGCTGACGTTTTGATGTGCGAGTGCAATGCGATCGCCTTTTTTGATTTCTTCCGGTAATTTTTCGCCTGATACAGAACCTGTTTCAATTTTCGTTGATTGACCAAGTAATGCTAATGAAAGATTTTCTGCACTTAACTCATGAAACTTCGCCGATACTTCACCCGTTTTCGCTGTGATAATTTTGCGCACTTCTTGACGATTGCCGCTGTATGACTCTTTATGTGTTAAATCTTCGACATTTAACGAAATGCTTAACTCAGAGACATCACCTACCCAGCGTTGCACACCAATTTCACCGCTTGGCAAACGCTCTGCTAGATAGACCTTGCCCTGCCCGTAGCTATATGTTTCTGCTCTACTCATCGTTATTTTCTCCATTATTTAAGTTGTTATCTGTATCAAGTGATTTGTTATCACCCTCGGCTTGTTTTTGATCACTTTCAGATGTGGATTTTTTATCCTTCTCTTTACTGTCATCTTTTTTCTTCTTGACAAACTCACCAATACCACGAGATGTGATAAATTGTGCATCTGCATCGGTGACATCAAGCACATCCCCCGCAGAGTGGCTCACCCCTGCATGAATATGTGATTTAAGAAGCTTAACTTTTTTCATTTATTTCTCCCCATGATGATTTTGGTTTGGTATGTTTCCATCCAGACTAGATAAGAATTGGTGTAATCAACAATGTCACCGCGTACAAAGAAAGTTTCTTTTGCCCCTTTCACCGGCGGCACCCAGCCCATCAGCCGCTCGCGGATTTTGCCAATAACAGGGTTGCTAACATTAAAATGTGGCATTTCGTTGCTGTATTGATACGACTGCACAATAACAATGACAGAAAAACTCACGGTGACCATTTGACGTACCGCAATGTCATTTTGATGACCGACCTCACCATTTGGTACAACAAAGACAGCGGGGGTTGCCAACCCCGCCAGACTTAACTCAGAAAGAGAACGATATTCCGCGGTAGAACCTAAGGTGTGAATATGTTCTGGTTGTAAGTGCTTGAGTTGCTCAAGTACATGCTTTAAGTCAAATGGTCCGTATTGCATTAGTAATCCTTCAGCGTTTCTGCCGTGAAAACACGTTCGCGTTTGATAAATTTGGGTTCACCAGAAGACTCCGCCAGCGTATCTTCAAGCCCGAGCGAAAATTTACCTTCTGCGACTAGCTGCAACAATTTCAATGCATCGCGATAATCACGCACAATCGGACTATTTTTCTCTTCGGAAGGTAAGTGCTGATGAAGAGAATAGCGAACAATGGCGCGCGCCCACGTGGTTAAAATGCGTGGTACTTGCTTAAACGGTAGCTTATAGCCACGTTGACGCAAATAGCCGTCAATTAACGCGCTGGAGTCTACAATCACTTCGTCGATACGGGCGATTGACTGCTGCGCTTTTTCAACTGCTGCAGGTTGTTCACTCGCAACATCTTCGCCATCAATGATTTTGCTGATAATACGCCAGTCGGCAGGGGGTTGCCCCACCTGCGCAGTGACTTGTGCTAACTCAACAACACCCGGTTTTTCGCTTAATTGTTGCAGTGTGATATACATGTAACGACCTTATGCGATAACGTTTTCAAAGAAATATCCGAGATCTGGTGCAGTGATCAGTTCTTTAACAGACTCACCAACACGCACACGGACACCACCTCGATACCCCATGTCTTTATCTTCAATTTCTCGCACTTCACGCGTACCGAATTGCGCTGTGAAACCAAAAGTAATGCCATTGGTTGCATCAGCCAGCGAATCACGGTAAATCAATGAGCAGTGATTGCCCCATGCACGTGCAAGTACAGGTTTTTTGTTCGCATTAACGGTATTAACTAATGCTTGACCAACAAGAATTTGTTCAAGCTCTAATAGCTCACGAATAAACTCAAGTGGCACCAAGCCCTCATCACCGAGCGTACCGTTATAAGCTTTCACGATGCTTTTATTCATACGCAATGCTGTTGCCGCTTTTTGCCCAAGGATCATGATATTTGGACGCATGACTGGAATGTCGAGCGCTTCAGTTAATTGAATAATTGGCTTGGAATCATCATGCGACCACTGTTCTGCACCGCTTAATGTTTTACTCAAACCAGAGGCATACGACCCTTTTTTAAACACAAGACCTGCCGTGCGCACTTCACGATCTAACTCGATAAGATTCGTTGTGTATTCGGTTGCTTTACCTTTTGGATTAGTGCCTTGAGGTGCATTTTTAACATCCACATTTGGGATTGGAGCATCTAATGCATAATCCTCTGTCGCACTGGCTTTCTCTTTTGAGCCAAATTCAACTTGATTTGGACGTGATGTGCGACCAACATGTGTTTTTGGCAATGTAAACTGATCGCCAAGATTATGTTCTTTATATTTAAATTCCTGTTTACCGACAGCAACACGCGGTAAAACTTGATCTGCAATCATGCGACGGTTGCGATATGCAATCGCAATTGCAGTCAATACTGGATCTGTTGGAAAATCTGCTTTCATATGTTCTATCCTTTTTTCAAAGAGTGAAATGTTGTTTCATTCAAACCAAGCTATGTCGAGTTAGCCTGTGAATACACCGTTTGTAACCAAAATACTGCCTAGGTCATCTTCTACACCGTCTTCTTCTGCGATACCGATATAAGCTTGACCGTTGGTAGCTTTAACTGCGCGCCCTTGATTATCTGCTGTGACAAAATCACCACGTTTCACAGTATCGCCGTAGACAACTGGGGTAATACCTGAACGCACAACATCAATATGCTCACCAGGGGATTTTGGTAGTCGTGTTGACACCCCGAGTAACTTATCTGTGTGTGATGTTGCTTGTTTAGCACTGTCTTTCGCTTCGCCATGACAAACGATAGTAAAGCGATTAACACTGCCTTCAGTGACATATGCCACGATTAAACCTTGAATTTGTGTCATGATTTTTTCCCTTTCATAATGTGATTAACTGCATCGGTCATACTAATGACGATACCTTTTTGTGCTTGCTCTGCCGCATATTCACTGGCAGCATTTGCAATAGACGCGCCATCAGCAAAATCAACTGCACCTTGTTCTTCGCCTTCATGATCAGATTTAGCCGAGAAATCCATAGGCTTTTGCGAGATAATTTCTTTAATGACATCAACAGATGATTTAGAAACAGTTTGAGAGCCATCTGAGAATGAAATAGGCTGATTAGCATTTGCCACGAGTACTTCAATTAATGCTTGCTTTTGTGCGGGTAACACTTTGCCTTTACTGACCATTTCTGAAGCAAAGCTTGCGGCATCTTGTTCAAGCGCTGCTTTTGCGGCTTGCTTTTGCTCTTTTTCAGCTTGTTCGACTTTATCCTCACGCGCTTTAAGTGCCGCTTCACGCGCTTTAAGCTCATCTTCACGCTGTTTATCTGCAGCCGCTTTTTCTGCCGCAATTTCTTCTGGGGTTTTATCCATGGGTTTCTCCTGTGGTTGATGGTTGATGGATTCAATATCAAATGAAAATTCGGCAAAGGCATTTTCCGCATCACTTGCGGCAAAATTAACATCCCCCAATCCTTTTACAGCAGGTGGGGCAGCGCCTAAAAAACCGATATGATTTAAGTAATAATGACCCGGTTTAGGATTGCCTGGCGAGTCAGGCAAAAAGATTGAAGCACTGCGTTTTTTATAACGCCCTTCATTAACAGCATCAGCGAAAGCTGCTTCTACTTGACCGACGTGTGCATAAAGTGTATCGCCCTCAATACTTGCTTGCTTTACCCAGCCGTATGATGGTGCGGTTAATTTTGGATGCCCGATGACAATTGGGGCTTCTGAAAGTTGAGGATCATAACTTGTGGCAATATCATTGAGCATGTCAGCCGTAAATGAGATTTCTCGACCATCCATTGCCTTATGTGTGCCGAGTTTCATAATTGCCATTTTGGTTAATTTCATTGCACTAAATACCTTGTTTTAACTATCACAAGGTCTAGTATGAAGAATGTAAAAAGATTTGTATTTTGGACGCGTCTAGAAAAATAAAAGAGAGAATATTGAGAAAGGTATAGTGAGTTGGAGATAAAAGCGTGTTTTTAAGCGTTTATAAACGTTTATAAACACGCCAAACCAATTTTAAGCCATAACTTATCACATCTCAGCAAATAATGCGAAATTACGCGTTTTAGGGCTTAATTGCGTTTTTAATGTGATGTCGAGCAATATTTAACATTTCAGCTTGGTCTTTTTCTGAAATACCCAGCCATGGGCGCGCAGGAATTGTGACATTTTTGAAAAAGCGACCACCAACATGTAATGCATGTGCCGTTTTAGGCTGAATACTGCCGCCAAAATGGTGAATCGCGGCATACACTCTGTCTGAGCCAAATTCTACACCATCGTTGCTGGCTTGATAACGTAATGTTTCACTTAAATGTCCATCGAGCGTTAAAATCTTATCCGGGTTTTTGCGTTTAGATTGCTTATATTTTTCACTTAAAGGCTGCCAGGGCGTGCCATCAGGCGACTGCTGTTGAAGAAATCGAATACGGTGAATTGATAGTAATTCCTCGCCCATTTCTGCAAACATGGCTTTTGGCTTAGATAAAGTGCTCATCGCTTGATTAATCACTTTATAAAGATGTACTGTGTTTATTTCAATCTTGACGCCACTCATATTTCATCCTATAGTTAATTTGAAGCGAGGAAGTACGACTCTGCCAAGTCCTCCAATTCCTCGACACACCTCACTTGTGGCAGCCAGTGAGGTTTTTTATTCTCGGCGATAAAGCAATATGCCAGAGCGAACTTGTTTAATGTAGTCTGCTTTTTCTGCCACAAAGTCAGTTATGCCAATCCAGCCGTCTTTCCCCACCTCAAATACAGCAAGTGTCGGAATAATTTCGCCATTTTCTTCAATTTCAATACGTGAAATATAACGACGTCGAACAACAAGATGCTTAATGTCGTGAAAATATTCAGCTTGAACCCAAATTTCATCTGGAAACTTTAATGCTTCAGCAAGCAAAAGCATATATTTTTCACGACCTCGCTTTTTCAATTTTGAATGACCACTGCGTGAAGTAAAAAGCGACTTGCTGATCACCAAAGGTTCCTGCATAACATCAAAAAAGACAACAGGTTTACCTTTAGTCGCATTAAATTCACTTAAAAAATGTTGAATATAAAATTCATCACTTTGATCTGAAGGGAGAATTTTCTCACTGCTTAACTTACGAGGTAAGGGCATTTCAATATCTGTTTGCGCACGTGCTGGAAAAACACTTACATGCTTCGTATTGTCGCTATCACGATTAAAAGGGACATGGCTTTCTAGTCTAGAAGCACCTGGCGCGTATTCAAAACCAGGATCAATGCCTTTTGGTACATTCACTAATCGCGGATTTGCAGAACGCGCGCCGACAATTTTAGGCTCTAATTGTAACGGTGGGGCAGTATCAATTTGTAGCCCCATTTTATCCATGTACCGTTGACTACGGGCGATCACTGAACATTGACAGCCCCAGGCGTTAATTGGAAAGTGCGTTTTCCACCATGGATCGTCATGCCGTAAAATTAACCCATCCCATGCCATATGTTCAGGACGAGGATGGATCACCGAATCGGAATGTACATATTCCCAGTACGGCATTGACTCTCGCATTTCATCAAGCTGTGCATACCGCCCCGCTTGATAACTAGAACGTAAATTGGTTTCATAAATCACGCGACTGCGCCAGTTGCGTCCACCTTTATATTGCCACTGATGTTTTTTAACGATTTCATCAAAAGCTTGGCGAAAATCCTCAAGTGTTTTGCCATTTTCGATAAAATCTTGAATGGCTGTTGCAAAATCTTCAATGATTTCCCGACGATGAGCTCCTGCAACTACGGCAGCATAATCATGCTCTGTCGCATAAATATCAGTCCACGTGGCTGTCGGTGTTGGAATTTTGCGCTTGTAAAACTCGACTTGCTCACGAAAAGGCAAACGACTATACACGGTGTTCATCTTTAACCTCATCAATCACGGCATTTTGTCCTGCTAAATGTGCAGCACCTAATGCAATTGCCAGTGCATTGGTATATTGTTCAAGCGACATTTCAGGCATGAGTGTCAATAATTCATCTCGCACTTGTTCAAGTGAAGTGGCGTTATTCACTAATTCTCTTACTTGTTTAATCCAATCACTCACAACAGGTTGTAAGTTCTCACCTAACAAATCGGTCATTTGCGCGGGAATATCGCTATGATGATGCTGATGCTCTGCAAAATCTGCTGTTTTTTTCGCCTTACTTGTCTTTTCTGGAGCAGGATGATTGTCACTCTCAACTTCTGCTTTCTCCCATTCTCCGCCATAATTGGCTTCAATTTGTGCCAAGGTTGGTCGATAGCCTGTGGTTTCAAAGACAATCTGATCACGTTTAGCTTTATCCGTTAAATCTTCCATTTCTTCAAATATACGATAAACCCTAGGTGGTTTGGCAGTAGCAAAATTCATTTGAGTTAACCATGTTACAGGTCCTTGATTAAATGACTCACAAATGACATCAGAATCCGCTTTAATAATTGATTCTAATACTTTTTCTTGTAACTCATCATTACCAAGTCTGCCAGGTGTACCTCCTGATGAGGACGTTTGTCCAAGCACAATACGTTGGATGGACTCATTCATTGTGTCAAATAAGGCTTTGTAATCTGCTGTACCACTACGTCCTGCGCTTAATAATTCAATTGGCATATCTGCCGGGACGATAATACCACTATCAGATTGAATGGAATAAATTGCTTCAAGCAATTTATCTTGATCGGTTGGACTAGCATTTTTACTATAACGTCCGAGTGCGGTCGGCATACCGAACTTTTCTAAAAAAATAAGCCAAAATTTAACACCATTACGCTTAAATAAGCTTGCCCAGTAGAGCCAATGAGCCAAACCGATACCATAAGGTTCATCATCATGATCAGAGCCTGTGCAAAAAGTCCAAAAATACGGTGCAGGACATTCAATACCTTCTGTTTGATTATCTCTTGTTAATAAGCGCAATTCACCTTTAGGAGTAAAACGAAAGCGACGACGGTTACGCACTCTAATATCCGCAATATATTTCCCTTCTTCATTGATACGATAGATTAATTCTGCTACGGCATAGCCGTAAAACACGCCGAAGTGCATCAATTTAGTCACGCGGTCAAAACCAATACTATTCACCCAGTCACGAATGAAATCCGCTGCAGCAATATCTTGTGGTTCTTCTGATGCAGGTTCAACAATCCATTCTTTCGCAATGAGCGCATCTTGTCGCTGTGTAAATGTTCGTTTCACTTCTTCGTCGCTTAACACTTGTTCATATATGCTTAAATCCCCGCCGCCACGAAGACGTAATACGCCATCTTCAGGTTGTGCCAGTGCATTCACATAACCTTTTGTAATATCCTGTCCATCACCTGTTGTGGCGATTTCTCTATTTACTTCAGGTTTTTTATTTTTACTTTTAAACCAATCTTTTATACTCATGACTGAAATCCTCTAAAATCATTACCACCGCGAATTGTGCCAAAGCCACGTTGTGTTTTTTTCACTGCAAAACTATCATTAAAAAGTGAACTCGTTTCACATTTACCAAGAGATTTAAAATCAATTTCAAATCCATCATCAGTACGATAAGCGTAATACAGCAACAATTTTGCAATACCCGCATCACCGTGGCGTTGCGTGCCATTTTTACCTTGCGTTCGTTTATCTGGAATACGAGGTGTGCCTTTGATAACTTGAAATGCCCGCAAATCGTCTAGCATATCGGCGTGATGCGGAATGCCGTGAAATGTACCGTCCTCTAGCGCGGCTTTAAATGGCGGTGCATGTTCTGCATACCACGACTGACTTAACATCACCGATTCGACGATTTGTCCGTAGCGGTCAGATGCGGCTTCCGATAAAAATTGTCCGTTACCACGACCATCGTTTGCGGCTTTGGAAAAACGAGGCAAGCGGTCGCCAATGTAGTAATAAACTTGTTCTTGTTGCTTGAAAGGGATTTTTGACATCTCAACGACAAGAACCTCTTTCAGTGTTAAATCTGATTGCTCTTGTCCTACACAAATCACAGATAAGTCACCAGTGCGTGCAAAGTCCTCACCGATATAACTGCGTTGTCCCTGTGGTAAGACTTGCAATACGGGTAAGAGATTTTCTTCGCACCATTCTTCGATTTCAGCGTAACGGACTGGCTCATCTATTAAGCTAAATTCATCATTCTTAGTTAAGCGGATAAGCGGTGTCTCTTTACTCATACGGCTTTCGATAAGTGCACGAGTAAGCCAAGCTCCGCCTGAATTTTTCGGAATACAATCTAACTCTTCTGATGCCGCATCACCGTAAGACGCCCTAATTTCAGCGACCCACTCCTCTTCACTTTCTTTTGTCCACTCACGACCTAAACGTAAACAAATACGTTGATAAAACCCATCTTTAATCGCATCATCAAATGGTATGGTGTGTAAACTGTATGGTTTCTTACCCGCTTTAACATCCTCTACTAATTCATTAAAGGGATTGTCGACCCCATTATGCGTGCTGATAATGTGTACTTGACCGCCCCACATTAGAAGCGCCATGGCTGCTTTCATTAACTCTGCTAAATCATCATGGAACGCGGCTTCGTCAATAATCACACGACCTTGCTTACCCCGTAAGTTAGACGGGCGGGAGGACAGTGCGGTAATGCGCCAGCCACTGGCAAAACGGATGACGTACGCAAGAATAGCTTTTTCTTCATCTCCGTCCTTGAATATTTCTTCTGTTTCTTCAATTTCGCCTGCAGCTAATCCATATGCTTTAGCCCAATCAGCACAATCACGGATAAATTCCTGCGCCATATCTTTGTTATAACCGATGTACCAGGTATCCATACCCTTTTGAGAGGCAGCAAGCAATGCACTGTCTGCCGCTTCACCCCAAGATAACCCGATACGGCGAGATTTTTCACAAACTTTGACTGGTGTTAAATCCGCACACCATCGCTGTTGATAGCCAAGTAACAACATCGGAGTTTTATAATTATGCTGCACTTGCAATGACACAACAGAGGGTTTAAATGGAAGTATGCCAATAGCATCTTGGTTTGGTTTAGTCATTACACAATACCTAAAATTTGTTTTCGGATTTGCTCTGCAGTTTCTTCTGTTAAGCCGTTTTTCTTCACGACTTTATCCACTTCTTTTGCAGCAGCCTCAGCACGAGCTTTAATTTCAGCCTGATATTTTTTCAGATTGATACTTGCTCCAATCAACGGGCTGATGTTTTTTCCGACAAAGGATAATGCCGCCAGGCGTTTCATTGGGTCGTCTTCTTCTTTTATTTCTTCAAGACTCATTAACGCTTGAAACACTTCGCTTTGGATCATTTCTAAAATCGCATCACTTTGGACACCTTTTTCATTACTGATATTTTCAGAAATGACTTTAGCGGCTTCGGCACTTGCTTTTATTGACGCGAGACGCTGCTCAAGCTTTTGTCCGTAGCGATGAACTGCACTTTTTGAAATGTCATAACCACGCTTTTTGAGTTCATCTTCAAGCTCACGATAACCACTGAAATTATTTTCAACTAGTGCAGAATCAAGCCAATCTCTAATTGATTGAGGTAATGCTTTTACCGTAGAACGTTTTGGCATAGATACCTCCATTACCAATATTTTTCTGGACGAGCAATCCCAGCGCCAACAGGCGCGGTATATTCCACCACGTCAATACCTTTACTTGTGAGTTTGGCATGCCAACGCATGGTTTCACGACCTGTGATGCAAATGAGCTCTTTACCAGCTAAATAATCCAATTCACGTCTAAGTTCTAATGCCGTTAATTGCATTGGCACACATTGAATCGTGCTTAAAATAAGACTTTCTGCAGCGCCAATGGGACGTGCGTGATCAAGTGTTAATAAAATAAGCCACCGAATATGCTCGCGTTTGTTTTTGTCAAATTCAATCATGTTAGCTCCGTCCATACATTAAAATGACTTTATCCAGCTTTTCGTTAATTGTGTCATAACGGGCTGAATTGACTGTTTCACTACGCACTGCGTCTTCTCGACGCTGGTAATCAAGTGGTAATGATGTTTTTAACTCTGTCACTGTTTTATTCGCTGCTTCAGATAAATCTTTAGCTGCTTTAATATCGTCATGCAGTTGTCTATAACGTTCTTCACTGAATTTAAATTTTTCATTCAGTTTTGCTTCAAACTGTGAGAGTAAAAGCTTACCGAAACCAATCAACATGCCGATAATTGTAATGACAAGACTCACAAAGAAAGTGATCACTTGCCATCCCCCAACCTCAATCATTTTTCCTCCCTGATAATGTAGTTTATTAATTCAATATGCCGTCCCGCACATTCGCCATACAAGTCATACATTTGCTTTAATGCGATGAAGACCGCATCACTTTGATTCAGTGGTAATGGCACGGGTGCTTGACATGGTATTGCCAATACCGCGGGTAACTGCTTGGGCGGCACGGGTGCGGGCGAGATTGAGTGCGTGCATGCTGTCAGCATTAAACTGGCAATGGCGACGTAGTTCATTTGTTTTTGCCAATATTTTTTGTAATTCATCGGTTGTCTTATCTCCCAGTTGCTGATAACGCCCTAAATTTTCACTTAGGACTAAATTCGCTTGATTGGCTTGTTTAATCTGTTTATCCAGTGCCAGTAATTGCGCCTGTATCACTTGGTTTTTAATAATTTCAAATTCTAAACGAGACGCTTGATAACCACTGTTATAAGCTTGGTAGTAGCCCCAAATTGAGATGATAACAATCAATATCCCCAAGTTTTATATATTGGTTGCCAGCGATAAATAATACGCTGTGGATAGCCACGGTTTTCAGCAAAATTAGCCCGACTTCGACCAGCATTTACTTGTTCGACGTTATTCCAATACAACAATGGATCTAACCCTTGTGCTTGGGCTTTCTTCTTGTCACGCTGCACCCAACCTAAACCACCGTTATACGCTGATAATGTAAAAGCAATGCGGTCACATTCCGTTTTTGCGGCAATCTTGTCGTAGTGGTATTTGTTGTAAACCACTAAAGCGCGAAGCGCCCAGTTAGGGTTAAATGGCTGATTTATGGCAAGTGAGGGATAGCGTTGAGCTATCCATTTTGCTGTAGATGGCATGAATTGCGTTAAGCCTTGTGCGCCAACAGGCGAGATGGCTTTTACATTCCAGTTTGACTCTTGGTGAACTTGTGCTGCAAAGACTGCAATTGGGGCATTTAAGCCCCAGTTTGCATGACTTTCTTGCGTTAAGATACGCTTGTATTGCGTACTTGTTGTTGCAAATACAGGACTAATGACAAGTGCAATCAAAACGATGAATAAGACATAAAGTCGTCGCATATTAAATCCCTAGCGTGACACCTAACATCACCGCACCGACAATCACAGCACGCCGTAAAACAACTAATGCAAATACCAGTAAATAGCCATCACAAACGGCATATTCTGGTTCATTGTCAGCACGTGGTGTGAGCCGATATTTATTCTTCCAGTTTCGCTTTAAATAGCCACCAGGGCTTGAATAAGGAAAAAGGGCTCTGTCTAAGTGATAGCCTACAATGGCTGCAATAGAAACCAGTGCAAGCTTATAAACTACGATAGGTAATTGATGTGGGGAAATGAGTGTAATTAACGTGAGTAAGGCTAATGCTGAGACTAACCACGAAAGTAAACGCCCATCTTTGATTGCTTTGATAAAGCCACTAAAAAACATAAGAAACTCCTTGGTTTAGGGTTGATTTTTGAAATCAATTAATAAGGAATTTCAGTATGACTTTTATTACGTCAGATGTATTTTGGACACGTCTAGAATAATTTTAGGAGAGATTTAGGCATAGTGTACAACAAAAACACAAGCGATAATTGACTATGTTGATTTATGAACCTTTTGCACATATAAAACCAAGAGGCAAGCCTTATGACCTGCCTCCATTACCTCACAATAAAGAGTAATGCCTTTAATTTTGCTCCCATTCAATATGAATAACATCAATTTCACTCATCCCCTGAATAGTTCCTTCAGAAAAATGTTCAAGAGGTTTAATAACTGTAATATTTAACGAAAGAGTTGGTTTCTCTTTTTGAATAAACGCATTTAATTGCTCAATACTGGGAAGCTCAGTGAAAATATTACTCTCAAGCATTAAGTTCTTCTCTTTCATATTTACGGCATATTCCAAACGTTCCAAGAAATCAGTGTTCATAACATTACCTCAATTAAATTAGCCTGTTAAGTATGTACTTGTTGCTTATAACTTATTTCAAAGTGAATCTATGAGAGCTTTTTTTTCAGCTTTATTTGATTCTTCAGTATCAGAGTATTTTTTTATATTCGGTACTGAATAAAAGAGAGTTGGAAGCTCAACTTTACCGTTATAAGTAAAAAAACGTAGTAAAACGGTATCGTCAGCAAATCTACGCCGTTCAAGTAATTTGCTTTCATCTTTTTTACGTTTTTTGGTTCGACCTTCTTTTATATCCTCTTCTATTAAATCTATTTTTTCTATAATGGGCTCTCCATATTTTTCTGTTAATGCATTGGATAGTTCATCTATCGTATATTTAGGATATTCTGGTATCTCAACTTCAATTTCACTAAGTTCACCACCAATAAAACGAACTACAGCAAAAGTATGCCCATTATTAAAAAGAAACTGATCGCACATCCAGTGACTTCTGATCACTTTCTGCCATTCATTGAGTTTAGGTGTTCGCCATCCACTATCACATAGTTTAGTATTCCGCACTTGTTCTAATGTCATACCGAATTTTAAATCTTTATAACCATCAACGGGCATAGACAAACCCATAAATGGAAAAAACAAAGTAATTAAGATTACTATTTTTTTCATATTTCACTCCCTTTAATCATTATCAAAATATTCCAGAATATCTTTCTTAATACCGCATTTCCTTGCCCAGTATTCATTAAAACGCCGTTGTAATTCTTTTTCTATAATGTCTTGTTTTCTTTGATTTACTTTAAATAAAACATCTATCGCTTTGTTAGAAAAAGACATTTTTTTACAAAGCCAACTAGCCCAAAGGATAAATGCACCCAAAACACCCACAGCAATTCCAATATTTAAGACAAAAGAAGATAATTCAACATCATATTCATTTGAAAATCTTGGAATGCAGTTCAAAATAAAAATAAAAATGAAATACCCAAAAAACACTCTCTTGATGTCTTTCTGTGATAGTGCACTAAATAAAATTTTAATTCTTTCATTACGTAATTTACGCTTTACATCCTTCAATTGTTTATCTGTAAACAAAGTTAAGTCTATTTGCTGATTACCATGACACTGTTGATCGCTAAAAATAGTGTTAATGTTAAATTCATTAAAATGTACTTGAACATTATTGTTTCCTTTGATTTTCATCGACATAGCATCCTCCTAGACCAATTTCATAGAAAATTATTTTTTATTAGCTATTTGAATATTGTTATTACCTTCAATTTCCATTGAACATTGCTCATTAGTACGTTTGTTCTGCTTATTTCCATCTCCTTTAATTCTCATTGTTGACTTTGCAACACCTTCACCAAGCATAAATTTACGCACTGCTGGGTCGGCGTTGCGGAATTTATGGAGCAGGAGTAGTTCTTCATCGTTGATGGCGGTGTTGGCACGCTCACCGAATAGGACATACATTATATCCATCCCTACTTTTGCTATTTCGGCTAGGTATCTGGCATCAGGTATTCTTTTTCCGCTCTCATAATTTGCTTGAGCTAGTCTTTTTACACCGCCAATTGCCCCTAATTGTTCTTGTGTCAATTTTAATTTTTCTCGCTCATTTTTTAAGCGCTCACCAACTGTAGTCATAAAAACCCCAAAATGATCTCAAATAAATACTTGAAATGCATTCAATTGAATGCAATAATCTACCACATCAACAACAAGCCAACCATAAACCAACAGAAAAAAGGAGGTGTTTATGTTTAGTCGGTTATTGATTTATTTTTTAAAAAAGCCACAGGTAGTGGCAGTTATTCGTGAGATTGCTCAGCCTTCTCCAAAACTTGAAGGTATGACCCCAGAAACCTTACGAGCTGTTCAGGCAATTGTTTTTGGGACTTCTGAATAAAGTCCTTTATCAGCACAGCAAATTTAGCACGCTGATCTTCGCCAAGCACCATAGGTAAAAGCGTTAGCAGTAAGTTTTGGTGCTGATTTTGAATTTTTAATTCTTCTATTTCTTTTTTTAGTTCGGCAAGTTGGTTTTCCATTTTCAGCTCCTCGGGTTGAATAAACTAACTGCCATAATTTACCACAATTTACATAGGAGGCGAAATGCCAAAAACATCATTTAAGCCTTTGCCTTATCCCCAAACGCCTGAAAGTGTAAGAGCTTATTTTTTACTTCATGGAATTAACCGTAGTGAATGGGCGAGACACTTTGGGGTAAGTCAGCAAGCCATTTCCGACTTGCTTCGCGGGCAGTTGAAAGGCACTTGGGGAGAAAGCCATAAAACAGCAGTGCTACTAGGGTTAAAACCTGATCCTGAATCCTCACAAGTAGCGGCTTAATCACACATTCTTCGTTACCAATTTGAATTGGTAACAGTTTAAGCGGAACTGACCGCTTGTAACGAAATAGGAGATCAAAATGAAAAGATTATTGATTAAATTTTGCGTCTGGTATCTCGCATAAATAATGGGGTGTATCTATGACTGAATTAAAAGGGACAAATAGCAAGCCAGCCCGTAGAGCATTAAACATCATTCGTGCATTAAAAGGATTCTCATTAACAGGGCTTAGTAACAGTCAACTTGCAGAGAGATTAAATGAAAGTCAGGTCAATATTTCACGCGCATTAGCCGTATTACTTGACGAAGGCTTTGTCATAAGACTAGCCGAAGATCGCTTTGCATTAAGTATTCAAGTACTGCAAATTGCAACAGCTCATGCAAACGAATGCAATCTTGCTATTGAAAAAGTCGAACAACTAAACCAACGCATTGCCGCAGGCGCCTTAAGTTAAGGAAAGTAATATGACAAATTTAACCATTGAACAATCACAAAATGCGGTTGCTTTAGCAGCTAAACAGATGACTCAAGATATGGCAGAAGCCTACGAAGTTATGGGAACGCTGAAAGCCTTTAACTTTGTACAAAAACTTCTGACGGTCGGAAGTTTGAAAAAATTGCAAGAAATCAAAGAAACCAAGAAATACAAAGGATTGAGCTTTGTTGATGATATCGGAAAAAAAATTTATGAAGATTTGCAAAATTTAAATACTTTCGGCGAAGAATTTTTAGAAACCGAAGACGCCCGCGCAGAAATTGTAGAGGCTGATTATTCTGAAACTGCTGATAAAGAAGATTTAATTGAGAAAATCGAAGAATTGACGGTTAAACACGCAAAAGAAAAAGAGAGCTTAGAAGCGCAATTAAAAACAGCAAAAGACAATTATACCGCACAGGCACGTGTTCTTGATAATAAGAATAAACGTATCGATCAGCTTGATGCAGAACTTGAGAAGAAAAAGCAATACATCAACACATTAACGCCAGATGAAAAAGGTGGTGTGTTGCGTAAAGAAACATCTCAACTTGTTTACGGAGCCGAAGCGATTTTACGCGGGCAAGTGTGGAAAGCATTTGAAACATTAGATGCACATGCACAAGAAAGTGGCATTGATCACAAGCAGTTTATGACGGGGGTATTAGCCGAGATTGAGCTTGTTATTAATGAATTACGTACTACGTTTAACCTCCCTCAATTTGCGGATGGTGATAACACACCTGCCTGGGCGCGTGGTAATGAAACGCCCGATTATAGTGATGCATTTAACGCCATCATTAATGGCGAAGAACAAGAATAAGGACAATCACTATGGCGATTTTACCTGAAAAACTGCTAGAGATTTCACAGCTTGCACAAGCAGCAGGACATGGCAAAAAAGGTGAAATCTATGCACAAGCTTGTGAACAGTTGAATATCAGTTATGCCACGTTAATGCGTGAATTAAAACAATTTAGTCAGCCAAAACGCAAACAACGTGCAGATAAAGGCAATGTGAACTTGAGTTTGGACGAGGCAAAAATTATTTCGGCTTATTGGTTAGCGTGCCGTCGTGGTGTGAATAACAAAGTCATGTCCAGTCTTGCTAGCGTGCTTGATGTATTGCGTGCAAACAATGAAATCAAAGCAGAATACATTGACGAAAGCACAGGTGAAATACGCTTACTTTCAGAAAGTGCGGTCAGTCGGGCATTACGTACTTATAACCTACATCCTGAACAGTTATCTCGCCCTGCACCAGTTAACAGTATGAAAAGCTTACATCCGAATCATTGTTGGCAAATCGACCCCTCTTTATGTGTGTTGTATTACCTTAAAGAGCAAACAGACGGCGGAAATGGCTTAAACATTATGGAAGAAAAAGAGTTCTATAAGAACAAACCCGCTAACGTGAAGAAAGTCGAAAATCAACGTGTTTGGCGCTATGTCATCACCGACCACACCTCTGGTGTGATTTATGTTGAATATGTGTATGGCGGTGAAAGTGCAGAAAACCTTTGTAACTGCTTCATCAACGCGATGCAAAAACGTGGTAACAACAATCCATTTTGTGGTGTACCAAAAATGGTGATGTTAGACCCTGGCTCTGCGAATACATCAGCTATGTTTCGTCACTTATGCGATCAACTTGGCATTCATCTTCAAGTTAATGCACCCGGTAAGCCGCGCGCGAAAGGACAAGTTGAGAAGAGCAACGATATTGTCGAACGCCAATTTGAGAGTGGGTTGCGTTTTATGCGGGTTACGGGGTTGGACAACTTAAACCAACTGGCTGGCAAATGGATGACCTATTTTAACAGTACTGCAGTTCATTCACGCACGAGAAGAACACGTTACATGAGCTGGCTTTCTATTACTAAAGACCAACTTGTACTGGCACCAAGCATTGAAATTTGTCGCGAACTCATGATCACAAAATTAGTAACTCGTAAAGTCACTGCTGAATTAACAGTTAATTTTGGTGGTGCGGTATTTGATGTACGTAACATTAAAGAAGCAATGGTTGGTAACACACTCACGATTGGTAAAAACCCATATAGACCAGAGTGTATTCAAGTACAACGCGTGGATGAAAATGGGCATCATTATTGGACAGTTGTTGAGCCTGTTATCTTTAATGAACATGGTTTCAAAGAACAAGCGGCAGTCATTGGCGAAGAGTATAAACCGCATAATAAAAGCGAGTTTGAATATAACAAAGAAGAAGCCGAACGTATTGCTTATGGCGCTAAAACAGATGATGAAGTTAAAGCGGCTCAAAAAGCCAAAACACCGCTCTTTGGTGGTCGTATTAACCCGTACAAAAGCATTGAAGAACATAACTATGTGGACTTTATGCCAAAACAAGGTCAGCAACATGAGCTTACTGAAAATGCAAAACGTGTTGAGCTCATTCCACTCAGCACAATTGAGGTTGCAAAACGCTTAAAAGCGAAATTTGGAAGTGAGTACAGTGCAGATACATTGCAATGGCTTAACCAGCGGTATCCAAATGGCATGACTGAGCCTGAGTTAGAAGAATTACTTGCTCAACCACACTTACCAACCACGGCAAAACCATTACGTATTGTGAATGGTTAAGGATAGTCACCATGTTAAAACTCAAAGCAATTTTAGAGCAAAAAGGCGTGGCACAGCGCCAACTTGCAAGAAAGCTCAGTGTATCCCCTGCGGTGATCACAAACTTGGTCAATCATGGTCAGTTAATTAAAACAGATACTGAGCTTTTTAAGCAGAAACTGACGGTTGAATTACAAAAACTCGGTATTTCAACCGCACTTGAAGAACTTTTAACGGAGGTTTCTGCCACTGCGCCAACAATGGCAGAAGTGTCCACTATTAATAACGGCAACCAGCCAACAACAGAGGACGATACTATGTTACTCGCAAAACAGTCTCTATTTCCAGCGACAAAGAAACATTTTTCACTTTTTTCTAATCCTTTTACTGATGAAGTGCGCTCATCTGCTGAAGTATTCAGCTCACCAGACGTACGTTATGTAAGAGAGGCGCTTTTCCAAACGGCTAAATTTGGTGGTTTTGTCGCTGTAGTTGGTGAATCTGGTGCAGGTAAGTCAACACTACGTCGTGATTTAATTGACCGAATTAACAGTGAAAACCTGCCAGTTGTGGTGATTGAACCTTACATTATCGCCATGGAAGACAACGATTTAAAAGGCAAGACACTTAAAGCAGCACACATTGCTGAAAGTATTATCAACACCCTGGCACCACTTGAAAATGTTAAACGCTCACCTGAAGCGCGTTTTCGCCAACTTCACCGTGTTTTAAAAGACAGCGCGCGCGCAGGCAATCAACATGTGCTAATTATTGAAGAAGCACACAGTTTACCTGTGCCAACATTGAAACATTTAAAACGTTTCTTTGAGTTAGAAGATGGCTTTAAAAAGCTACTGTCTATCGTACTTGTCGGTCAGCCTGAGCTTAAATTAAAGCTTTCAGAGCGTAATTTTGAAGTTCGCGAAGTCGTTCAACGTTGTGAAATTGTCACACTTGAGCCATTAGATAACTGCTTGGAGCAATATGTTGATTTTCGTGCACAAGCTATCGGTAAAAAAGCATCAGATTTCTTTGATAAAGATGCACTCGATGCTGTTCGTCAACGTTTAATTATGACAAACAGCCGAAATAAGACACAAACTAGCCTGTTATATCCATTAGCGGTGGGGAATTTATTAACGTCAGCCATGAATTTAGCGGCTGAATTGGGTTCACCATTAGTGACGGCAGATATTGTAAAAGGGGTGTAATTATGGCTAAACAAACGCAGAAAAATAAAAAAGTGCAACTCAATATTGCCAATATGCACGCACTATCTCAATTAAGCGCTGCACACAAAGCGACACTTGCATGCGCAAGATTAGGGTTAACGGTTCTACATGTCAGACTTGATGGAAGCGTCCCCACGCTTGAGGTACAGCATAACGCAATTACACAGCGATGGCTAGATACTGGCAAAGCATTTGTATATTTACATACACATGACGCAACAGAGCAGCTTATCTCGACAGCACAACGTGTGTTATCAAGTTGTCGGATTATTTTCTCATTTCCACGCTCAGAAATAATTCATTAACAAGGTTGATGATATGGCTAAAAAAACAATAAAACACATTCATAGAAACAATAAAGATATGTTTTATCGCTATTGTAATTGATAAAACAGATGACAGATTTCTGGATTTATTGCTTTTTATTCTCAAGAAAATTGACCTGACACCAGAAAACATGGCGGTGATGATTTCAAGTGAAATTACACACATTGAAGCAGAATTTGAAACGATGGAAATCCGTTTTTATTTTAAAAATAACCCAAGGAGAGAAAAATGGCTAAACAAATTATTGACGGTAAAACTTATTGGACTGATGCCAAAGGCAATCTCACGCCAGAAGAACTCATTAAAGAAATTGATAAAGAGCGTGATGCTTTAGTTAACGAATGGGTTGAAAAAGCCATTGCGCTGCACGGTGAAATGAAGGCATTTAAAGAGCATATTTTTGGTGATATTCAAGCATTTATTGACCTATCAGCTGAGAAATATGATGCCAAAATTGGCGGTAATAAAGGCAATATTACGTTATTTAGCTACGATGGTAAGTACAAAATCCAACGTGCGATTAATGACAGCTTACAATTTGATGAACGTATTCAAGCAGCCAAAGTTTTGATTGATGAATGTTTAAATGAGTGGTCTGAAGGTTCGCGCCCAGAGCTTAGAGCTTTAATTGAACGGGCGTTTAATGTGGATAAAGAAGGGAATCTAAATACTTCACGTATTCTTGGTTTACGTCGTGTTGATATTAAAGACAAACGTTGGTTAAACGCGATGCAAGCCATTAGTGAAAGTATCCAGATTGTTAGCTCTAAAGCGTATGTGCGCATTTATGAGCGCGTGGGTGATACTGATACATGGAAACCAATTTCACTCGATATTGCTGGGGTGTGAAATGAAAAAGTTTATTGTACGTGTTGAATGCTTACTTGATGTCTTGGTGGTTGCGGAAAATATCGATGATGTATCTAAGTTAACTGATGATTTTAGTTTAGAAAAGCTCGATGAATTACCAAAACAGATCTCGGAAGTGAGAAATGTAACTGAAATTGGAGAGATGTAAATGACATTAACAGAAAAGCAAGATTGTGCGGCAGAAATTGCAGATATTATCAGCGCATTTCAAGCATCACTTGACTTTATGAATGGTGGTGATGAAAGAAGCAGTGCGATTATGTTTAACAGTGCACTGCGTGAAGCTAAAAATACTAAGCGCAAAATTGCTTTTCTTCGCAACATTGCACCAGAAATCAGCGAAGAGAAGCAACTCTGAGAAAGAGANTTATTTAGTCGCAAGGGATAACACAGATGAAAAAATAAGAAACGCAATCTCAAAAGCATTACAGGAATTAGTTTCAGAAATAGAAGAAGAGGAAAAATTAAAACTAGATGATGATGACATGTTACCTTACTAAATAAGGCATATTTACAGCCCATTTACCCCCAAAAAAGTGGGCTGAATAATGTGTTTTATGGTGATAAAAATGGAAAATCAAATTAGACGAAAACAGTTAATTAAATTAATACATATAGCACAATCAAAGCTTGGTATGGATAAAGAAACATACCGAGCTTTCCTCGTTAATACAGTAAACAAATCTAGTTGCTCTAACATGACCGTTTCTGAGCTTGAAAAAGTACTAGATGGTATGAAATCTCGCGGTTTTAGTGTCAAAACAAACACTACAAAACGCAGAATAGGTACAAGCCAACAATACACTTTAAGCAATATCACAAAGAAAATACGTGCTAAATGGCTTGAGATGTATTCACAAGGTATAATTAGAAATAGCAGCGAGGATGCATTAAATGCTTACGTTGCAAAGATTGCTAAAAATAAAGATGGACAACCAATTCCGTTTGTTAGCTGGCTTGATAACGAGCAAGCAACAAAAGTTTTAGAAAGATTAAAGAAGTGGCAGCAACGTGAACTAGGAGGTATGTAATGAGCACACAGATGGAAGTAACGCGACACGAGCTTTTACGCGATATTGAAGATAACGTGAGCGCGCTATGTAAAAATTACAATCTCGATCAGGACATTTGTGAACAGATTTCAATACACGTCGCTGATTTTTTGGCTGAACACTATGGTGGGATGGTGATTTCATTTCCAAAAGATTTCCATTATAAAATCGCACAACGTGACTTAGATATTTATAATGACTTCAATGGGAATAATTGGCTTTATTTAATTAGAAAGTACAATATGACTGAGTCGGGTATTCGCAAGGTGATCAATCGTGTTAGTAGAAGAATTATTAAACGTAATCAATTCCCCACAAGTCCCTTATTTATCTCGCTGAGACCATATTATTTATATCACTATGGATCAACGCGCTACGAAAACGTAGCGCGCTATTTGAATAAATTTGGGATAGTTTAG